GCATCTTGAAGAGTCATTAGTGCAGTTATTTTTAATTGTTCATAAGCTTTTCTTTGTTCATCTGGTAGATCTACATATCTTTGTACATACATCTTTTCTGGTAGATCAAGACAATCTTTTTTTCTTACTCTGTATGAAAAGTTTTTTAATTTATATTCTAACTCTTCTAAGTTAACATAATACTTTGGTATCTGTATGTTATATCCACCACGTTCTATACTAAACATAACTGCATACTTAGCTTTAAATACAGTAAAATTATCATACCCTAATAACTTCTTATCTAAGAATGCACATTGTGAAAATAAATCTAATGGTGATTTAGTTATAGGTGAGCCTGTTAGTATTCTTTTATATCTAGCAAGTTGACCTAATTTAATAATCGCTTTAGTTCTTGATGCTCTTAAATTTTTAATAGAAGTACTTTCATCTAATATAATCATACTTCTCATACCGTGTTTTTGTAATTTAGATTCTAACCACTTTTTACCTGATGCATGAGATAAAGCTTCAACATTCATAAGTACAAATGTAAGTTTATCTGGATCCATCCTAAATGTTTTATCCTTAGATACTTTCCAAATATAAATGTTAGTATCTTCTGGACAATGTACTTCGATTTCTTTTTTCCAATTTTGGTATACAGAGTTTGGTGCAATTACAAATGCAAAATCAATTCTTTTATCTTGATACAAATAAGCTGCATTATCTATAGCAACCTTTGTTTTACCAGTTCCCATCTCCATGAAGTATGCAAAGTTGTAAGGTTTAGCCCCTTCTACAAGCGATCTTCTTTGATGCTTGAAGGGTTCTGTTTTGTATTTATACATTGTAAAATTATTTAAATTATTTATTTGCAAAGATCAAACAAATAATATATTGATTCGACCAAGGAGGTTCTTATGGACTTAGAAGCAGAATCTATAGTAAATATAGATATGGCAATGTCGACTGACATTACCGACTCTTGCAAAAAGTTATTGGAAACTCAGAAAAAAATAGCAACGGCTGAAGAAGAACTAAAAAAGTTAAAAGAAGTTGAGACTAATCTTTCTGAGCAAACAATTCCAAACTTAATGCAACAAGCAGGTGTAGAGTTAATTAAACTCGAAGGTGGAATATCCGTAGAGGTTAAACCATTCTACTCTGCAAGAATACCAGCATCTAGAAGTGAAGAAGCTTTTGATTGGCTACGTGCAAACGGCCATGGAGATCTGATTAAAAACCAGGTATCTTTGGAGTTTAAAATGAGACAAGATAATGAAGCTAAAGCACTTGTAGAAGAGTTGAAGAGCAAAGGTCTAGCAGTTCAACAGAAAACATCAGTACATCCTAGTAGTCTAAGATCGTTCGTAAAAGAACAGATTGCAGATTTAGGTAAAGATGTTCCTGCAGAATTGTTTGGAACCTACGTTGCAAATAAAACTAAAATAACCACGAAGGAGTAACCATGATAGAAAAGCAACAAGAAAAAGCGATAGTAAAGAAAAAAGAAAACCTACCCGCTCAATTTGATTTAGAGGGTATGGCAGGTCAAGGTCAAGAGTTTACAACAGCTCGAGATCAAAAACTTCCAATGTTAAAAATACTTTATGCTAACTCTCCTGTGTTAGATGAGACAGATGGTAAATTTGTCGAGTCTGCTAGACAGGGTGATATATGGAGTGAAACATCTGGTACTGTGTGGAAAGGTAAAGAAGGGCTGATAGTAGCACCATGTCTTTACATAAACACATTTAACGAGTGGAAGGACAAAGGTGAAGGTTTAGGAAGACCTGTAGCAATACACACGGATCCTGCAATTATGTCTGAGACTACAAGGTCTGCAGATAATAAAGATAGATTGCCTAATGGTAATTATATCGAGGATACGGGAAATCATTTTGTTTACATATTGGATAAAGATTTAAATCCAATTGAACAAGCCTTGATACCTTTAAAGTCAACTCAAAAAAAGAAATCCAAAACTTGGAACTCTATGATTCAATCTAGAAGAGCGCAGGGTAAGAACGGTATGTACAATCCACCGTCTTGGTCTACGACTTATAAATTGAGTACGACTAAAGAATCTAATTCTAAAAACTCATGGTATGGATGGGTAATAGAATTTAATTCATTCTTGAACGCAACTGATCATTTAAAAGTATTAGAGGCTACTCAAGGATTTTATAAGAGTGCAATGAAGAGTGATATCTTTGGTAAGGTTGACTTCTCCCAGGAGAATCAATCACAAGGAAACGCACCTAAAGAAGCAACTCCATTTTAATTAACCATGGAGCAAAAACTCTTAAAGATATTTGAGGGTAATTCTGAACTGTTCATCACTACTTCTCTTACAGGGGAAGTAGATGAACGGGGAAAGAAACAGGTTAAAGTACTCACGGTCCACGAACCTGTTACTCTTGAACTATGGAAGAAACATTTAAAAGGAGAGACACGGATTGGGATTAAACCTGAGAACGGTGACGTGTGTAAATGGGGATGTATTGATATTGATCCTCGTAACTATACTACATTTTCAGAAAAGAAAATTGTAGATATAATAAGAGACAATCAACTACCATTAATAGCAGTAAGATCTAAATCTGGTGGGTTACATTTATTTTTATTTTTAAATGATTGGTACCCTATTAAAGAAGTTCTTAAAGTTCTTAATGATTGGAATAAAACTTTCTTCTACTCTGAAGAAGTATTTCCAATGAATAAATGTTTGAACATGCCTTACTTCAACATGGATCAAACTACTGAGTTTGCTTACAACGATAACAATACTCCAGTAATGATAAATAATTTTTTAGAAATGATAACTAAAAAGACTGTTACTTTAGAGCAGTTAAATAATATTAAAGTTAAAGAGTATGAACCAGAGAGTGATTGGAAACATTATCCTCCTTGTGTTCAGAAAATGATTTCAGAAAAATGGGAAGGAAACCACCGTAACGAATTGTTATTTAATGTTGGTGTTCTTGAAATGAAGAAAGCCGATGGCAGCTTAAATATTAATGAGATACAAAACATTTTACAGAAAAGGAACTATGAAATATTTACAACACCATTAGATCCAAAAGAAGTAGAAACACTTGCAAAGTCTATATCTAAAAAAGATTATGCTTATAAGTGTCCACCTAAAACAAATGCAATTGCACCACTGTGTAATAAAGATCTATGTAAATTAAGAAAGCTTGGTATCGGTTCACAAGTACCAGATATGATTGATGACTTTGAAGATGTAGAGTTTATTAGATCTACTAAATCAATTGAATACACATTTAAGTTTCAAGATGAAAAAATAATAATTAATCCAGAAGATATGAAAGACGAAAAATCTTTTAGAGTTAAGTTACTTAGGTATGGTATCTATTGGATGACACTACCTAAACCTAAGTCGGGACCATCTCCATTTGAAATGCTTATGGCTACCTTAGTTAGGAAAGCAGTAGAGAATGCAAGTATGAAATTTAAAGATACATTAGATGAAGAGAAGTATAATTTTCTTAAAAAATTCTTTGAGTCACATATAGAAGAAGATGACTTTGAGAAACTTAAGGACAACTATGTTATACTAGACTCATCATCAAACATTTGTTATTTCAAAAAAATTACTTTTGAAAAATTCTTAGGTAGTGATAAAACATTTAAGAGTGCTAGTGAAGCATTGAATCTTCTTAATTGTGATAGACTTGATTATCATGAAGGTGTTAAGAATGTATGGTCAGTTATGATGCCTAAGTTTGTTGACTATAAAGTAGCAGATAAAAAAGAAACAACTAAAACTGTATCGGAGATGGATGACGAATTCCACACAGGAAAGTTTAGAACTTAAAATACTTAAGGAACTTTATCATAAGACAGTAAAGATCTTTGGTCCTCCAGGTACAGGTAAAACATACACACTGATTGAGAAGGTACTTAAAAGTTATTTAAGAAAAGGTATTAGGCCAAATGATATTGCTTACTTATCATTTACTAACAAAGCCGTTAACACTGCAGTTAGAAGAGCCATGGAGTCTTTTCCAAATTATTCTACAGAAGACTTTTCAAGGTTTAAAACATTACATACTTATTGTCGTAGATACTTTCCAGAAGAAGTATTTGATCCTAAAGATTGTACAATTGATTTTGCATTACAGACTAAAGTAATTAAGTCCTCAGATAAAAGATTAGCAGATGATAACTTCATGTATAAGGATTGGTCTTTAGGAGTCTACAGTAAAGCTAGAAATTTATTAATAGATCCAGAAGAAGCCTACAAGATGGAGAGTTATAAAAGAGATTCACTTACAGTATTTAAAAGAAAGATAGATACCTATGAACATTACAAGACAGGAGGAGGAGAGAGATCCTTTATAGACTTTGATGATATGATTCAAAGAGCAATAACAGAAGTAGACTTTCCACCACTTAAAGTTTTAATATTAGATGAAGCACAAGACTGTACCCCGTTACAATGGTCAGTGTTGTATAAGATGGCACCTAAAGTAGATAGAATATATCTAGCAGGAGATGATGATCAAGCTATATACAAATGGAATGGGGCTGATCCAAAATATTTTACTAAATTCTTTCCAGGTCGAAAAGTAAAACTAAGAAAGACTCAAAGGTTTGGAGAAGCAATTCATAGATTTTCTCAAGTAATTAGAAGAGGTATAAGAGATAGTGAAGAGAAAGAATATCAACCAGGAGAATCTAAAGGATCTGTTAAGAGTTACTTATCATTTAAAGAAATTCCTTTCGAGTCGTTAAAAGAAGATTGGTATATCTTAGGTCGTATCAATGAAACTGTAAATGAACTTAGGATGTTAGCTAAGGATGCAGGCCTATATTACAAAGATAATAAGGGCACCAAATGTTTTGACCAGAAACAATGGGAAGCTATTAAAGCTTGGACAACTATTAGTTTGAATAAAAAAATAGATAAGAGAGCAGCACGTAACATGGTTAAGTATATAAGAGAACTTGATGACCCTGCATTTAGATTAGATAAGTTTTGGAGGAATGAACCAGACTTAAGAGATTATGATTTTCAAACTTTAAAAGAGTGGTGTGGTTTAGCATTGAAAGATACACAGAAAAATAAACCATGGTATTGGATATTAAGAAGAAACTTTAAACCTAAACAAGTAAGACATTTTATAAGATTGTTAAGAAGGTATGGACAAAAAGAATTAGATAAAGATCCATTAATAACAATAGATACAATACATAGTGTAAAAGGTGGTGAAGCAAATCATGTTGTACTTTATAGTAAAGGTAACTATCCATCTGACTATGCAAATAAAAACAAACAAGAAAAAAGTGATGAGAGAAAAGTTTGGTACACCGGTGCAACAAGAGCAAGAAAAACTTTACATTTATTAAGAACAGACTATAAGTTTAGCTATCCAATTGGGTCAGACTATTTAATTTATGTCCAAGAAAAAAATGACAAATAATGTAATGAAGATTTTAAATAAAAATCAAATGATCGAAGATTTGGATGATATAAAAGTTGTAGATAATTTTTTTACAAATGAATGTTTAGAAGCATTAAAACACAGGATGTTGTTTGCTAAATATTTTGATAAAACATATAATGACTATGTTGCAATTGATTATTTTCCCACTGAAGATTATTTAACAGATTTAATTGTAAGTGAGATAAATAAAAAATTTGATGTTCCAAAGTTTCAAAGAGGTTGGAGTTTTCTTTACACAAAAAATAAGGATGGTGTAGGTCTGCACTGTGATCCATCTGTAATAAATTTAAATATCTGGGTTTCATCAAATGACAGTGTATTAGACTTAGAAAAGAATGGATTAAATATTTACAAAATTACACCTCCAAAAGATTGGACAAGAGAAGATTGGAATAATAATGCAGAAAAAAGTTTAGACTATATTAAATCTAAAAATATAGAACCTGTTAAAATTAAGTATAAAAGTAATAGGGCAATTTTTTTTAATGGTTCTTATTTTCATAAAACAAATGAAGTATCTATGAAAGAAGGTTTTGAAAATATGAGAATAAGTTATACATTACTTTTTGGAAACAATTTAGAATAAATAGTAGGATATAAATGACAAATAAAACAATGTTCGATGAAGCTAAAAATGCTGATGAAAAACAAATTGGAGGGAATCACTATCAAAGTTTTTTGATTCAACCATGGACTTTTATAAGAAAAAATAGTCTAAATCCATTTCAAGCAAATGTAATTAAATATGTGTGTAGATACTTATTCAAAGGTACCACAATAGAAGATTTAAATAAAATTATACATTATTGTGAATTAGAAAAAGAACACCTTAAGACTGTAACGTATGACAAAAAAAAGAAGAATACATAATGAACGGACTACAACTTACATTAACTTTTAAAAAATCTATGTGGAATACACCATCAGAATATAAAGATCTATCTAGTGCAACTGAGATAGCAATCGACTTAGAAACTAGAGACGATGGTATTAATGAAAAGCTTGGAGCTGGTTGGGCTTTAGGTAAAGGAGAGATTGTAGGGTTTGCAGTAGCCGTTGATGGATGGCAAGGATACTTTCCGTTTGGTCACTTAGGTGGTGGTAACATGATACCAGAACAAGTTAAAGCATACATGAAAAAAGTTTGTAGCTTACCTTGCACTAAAGTATTTCATAATGCTCAGTACGATGTAGGATGGCTTGAAGCATCAGGGATCACGGTCAACGGACAAATAGTAGATACAATGATAGCTGCAGCATTAATAGATGAGAATAGATTTAGTTATTCATTAAACGCCTTATCAGTAGATTATCTTGGTGAAATAAAAGCAGAGACAGAATTAAGAGAAGCTGCCGCAGCTCATGGTATAGATCCTAAAGCAGAGATGTGGAAGCTACCTGCAGAACATGTTGGTTATTATGCAGAGCAAGATGCAGTATTGACATTAAAGTTATGGCAAAGATTCAAACAAGAAATAAGAACTCAAAGTCTAGAAACAGTTTGGGATCTAGAACAACAATTAATTCCGGTGTTGATAAAAATGCGTCAACGAGGAGTGAGAGTCCAAGTGGAATTAGCTGAACAACTAAAAAAAGAAATGTTGATCCAAGAAAAAGAAATACTGGGGGCCATACAAAAAGAATCAGGAATAGAAGTAGACATTTGGGCATCACGCCAGATTGCCAAAGCTTTTGACAAAATGAAGTTAGACTATCCACGAACTGAAAAAACAAAAGAGCCTTCCTTTACACAAAATTGGTTAATAAATAACAAACATAAACTAGCCCAATTGATTGTGCAAGCTAGGGAGGTAAATAAATTTCATAGCACTTTCTTATCTTCTATTTTAAGATACCAAGTCAAAGGTAGAATCCATGGAGAGATACAACAATTAAGATCAGATTCTGGAGGAACTGTATCGGGTAGATTGTCTATGAGTAACCCAAACTTACAACAAGTACCTGCTAGAAATAAGGATCTTGGTCCCAAGATTAGATCACTATTTATTCCTGAAGAAGGATATCAATGGGGTTCATTTGATTATTCACAACAAGAACCAAGAATGACTGTGCATTATGCAGCATCTATTGGAGATAATGGATATGCAGGATCTCAAGAATTAGTTGAAGCATATAAAGATAATAGTGCAGACTTTCATCAAACAGTTGCAGATCTTGTAGGTATAGAAAGAACTCAAGCTAAAACTATTGGCCTTGGTATAATGTATGGTATGGGTAAAAATAAATTAGCTTTATCATTGGGGGTAACTAAAGATGAAGCAGATGAATTAATTACAAAATATAATAAGAAGGTACCTTTTATAAGAAAACTATCTGACAGATGTAAGTTGGCAGCAGATGAGAAGGGTGTGATAAGAACTAAAAAAGGTAGAAAGTGTAGGTTTGATAAGTGGGAAACAAGAGACTTTGGATTACACCAGGCCGAAACATTTGATAATGCAGTAGCAAAATATGGTAAAGATAATATTAAAAGAGCCTATACATACAAAGCTTTAAATAGATTAATTCAAGGATCCTCAGCTGATCAAACAAAACAATCAATGTTAGATTGTTACAATGCAGGTCACTTACCAATGTTACAGATACATGATGAGCTTTGTTTCAATGTAAAAGATAATGCTCATGCTAAAAAAATTAAAACTATTATGGAAGACTCAATAGAATTTAAAGTACCTTCAGTAGTTGACGTTGGATTAGGAAAGAGTTGGGGTGATGCTAAGTAGAAATTTTCCCCATGATAACAAGGATTTAATAGCTTATGCAGCAGGATTATTTGATGGTGAAGGTAACATTAATTACGCTCAATACAAATGTAAAAAACCTAACGGTAAAACATATTTAAAATGGAATGTTGCAATGGAAGTTGCAATGACAGATTTAGATTGTATTAAAAATTTTTATGATATTGTTAAGGTAGGTAGTATTCATTTCAAAGGAATAGGCAAAGGCTCATTAGGAAAAACAGACCAATGGAGATGGAGATGTTCACATCAAAAAGCATTGCATCTTGCAAAATTATTTTTACCATACTGTACTGTAAAAAGAGAAAGACTTTTAAAAATTATAAATCACTATGAGTTTATTAAGCCGAAAGAATCCCTAGGAAAAAAGTTTAGTTTTTTAAAACCTAATAAAACTTAGCCTGTTGCAGCTAAGAGTTCTTGTACATCTTGGTGCTTTAATTCATTTCTAAGAGATTTAATTTCACTCTCAGTCTTTAGCATTTCAGTAGTGCATATTCCATTTGTCATAAGACTAGCTGACCAAGCATGTTCTTTGTGTTGAAGTTTTTTAAGCAACTCCAATTTTTCTTTACTTAACATCAACGATCTCCTCGTATGTTACGTGAAGTCTTTTATTACCAGTGAAGCCATCATTGATAACTTCAGCAGTACCATCCTCCACTTGTTCTGACACTTTCAATATCGCTTCTTTACCATCGGCTGCTTCGACTACTTGGTCTACTTGCGAACCTCCCATGTATGCTTTGACACGATAAGTTGTCATAAGATATTATAAGATATTTCAAAGCTTTGGTCAATATCCATACCTTGGTTGTCAATAGCATAACAAAATATGCTATAAGAGGCCATAGAGCCCCCTAATCCTTCGATCTTACGTTTTTGAGCTGTACCTATAGCTTTTGCCATAGTTCTGCATTCTGTGGCATCTGAGAGGTTATCTCTAAGGTATTGACCACACTTTGTCTCTCCACTTGGATAAGTTAAACAAAATGATGTTAATAAGATAAATTTAAATACCATAAGATGTAATTACGTATTTTATGGTATTTGTCAAATAGTGCTTTCTTCTTTACATCCAAAAATTATATAAGTTCTATATTCATCTATAAATTCTGTGCTAAATTCTGTCATTAATTCTGACGCATAATCATAACCATATCTTGCACATTCATGATAAGTTTTAAAATTTACGTATTCTGGTTGAAAAGGTTTACAACCATTTCCAGAGATTTGACTACATAAAAACATTGTTAATATAAATTTTGTCATTGACTTTTAAAAATATCCCATATAGTTAAGATAGCATAATAAAAACAAACCAACAATATGAGGAGACAAAATGACCATAGATAACTTACTGCCTTTAGGACAAAAACCTGAAGGTGAATTAAATTCATTATTAAGAATGCAGAATGCATTTAATAAATTAATGAGCAGCATCAAATTACTTCAAGAGAATATAGATAAGCTAAAAGAAGAAAATAAAAGACTTAAAGATACTTTGGGTATTATAGAAACAACAGAACCTTTAGTACTCACATCTGATATGGAGGTCAAGGATGGACATCAATAAATGGAAGTCAGTAGCAATTCCTGCTAACGATTATAAAATTTTAAAATCACTTTGCAAATCAAAGTTTAGAGCTCCAGGAGCTATGATCTCTAAATTGTTAAATGACTATGTAGATCATCAAGCAAGGAAACTAAAAATTCCTAACGCAGCTTTTCGTACTAAACTTTTAAACGGAGAAGGTAATGATGACAGAGAACGATCTAAAAAGAGTTGACACTAGAATTAAAGCTAAAGAGTTGTTCACTATAGAGTTAGATCATGCAGATAATACACTTACATTTATAGTGAATGGTAAGATAATGAATGTTGTTAAAACATTTAAAGCAGAGTCTTTGTTTGACAGGATGTTAAAGATAGCAAAATTTAAATTCTTAAAAATGAGAGACGCTAGCCGTAAAGAATATATTGGAAAATAAATTAAAAGTTTTAGATTTATTTTCTGGGATTGGAGGCTTCTCGTTAGGCCTCCACTCAACAGGAATATTTGATACAATTAAGTTTGTAGAGTTTGATGAGTTTTGCCAAAAGGTTTTAAAAAAGAATTACCCAAACGTACCAATTGAAG